AACTAAAAGCAATGACAGATCCAACTGGATTTACGTCAGATTCACATCAAATAGTACAAAGAGTTGTTGTTGTAGGTAACGATGTAGAAACAGCAGCAGGACCATTAGGAGAAAATGATATGCATGTAGACGGAGAAAACTGGTGTGTTAATTTTTTCAAAGGTGGTATTTGGAAACAAACTTCTTACAATAACAATTTTAGAAAACAATATGCAGGCATCGGAATGAGATATGATGCATCCAAAAATAAATTTATTAATCGACAACCTTATGCATCATGGTCATTAGATGCAAGTGACGATTGGCAAGCACCAGTAGCATACCCTTCAATTACAGAAGATGGTGATGTTAGATATTTAATATCTTGGAATGAAGATAAATATAACGCTGACAACACTAAAGGTTGGGAGGCAATTAAATCAAACGACGAATCGGAAACACCTACCAAATACGATTGGAATGGCACAGCTTGGGTGTCCGCATAGGAGGACACAATGCCAAGAAATAAAGTTGGCTCATCAAACGGCGGAGTAATTGGAAAAACGAATAAAAGTTCGTTTGGAAAAGACACTGTTACATCAAAAACATCATCTGGATCATTTACAACACAGCCAGGAACAAGATTAGTTAGAACTGTGATCGTTGCAGGTGGTGGTGGCGGAGCAGGGACACCTAACTCACCTGATCACGTTGGTGGCGGAGGTGGAGCAGGGGGTGCTAGAAATTTAGAAGTGCCTGCATGTGGAAACACTTCTGTTCCAATAACAATTGGAGCTGGTGGTGCAGGAAGCACAGGTCAATCATCTTGTGGAAATAATTCTCAAATAGTAGTTGGTGGAACAACTTATTTTTCAACAGCAGGAGGAGGTGCAGGTTCTTGTAATTCATGTGCTGGAGGAAAACCAGGAGGATCTGGTGGTGGAGGAGGATCTAGTGGTTCTCCAGGGGGCCCAGCAGGCACAGGAAATGCTGGAGGTTTTAGTCCACCAGAAGGAAATAATGGAGGTATCGGAGACGATGCAACACCATCTGATTTAGCTGGTGGTGGTGGAGGAGGACACTCTGCTGCGGGGACTGCAGGAAACCCACCTAGTGGTGGACCTGGCGGAGCAGGAACAGATTTTAGTCCTTTTTTCCCTGGAGCAACTATACCTAATTCTGGTGTTTATGCAGGTGGTGGAGGTGGTTCTAAATTTTCTGGAACACAAGGCACTGGTGGAACTGGTGGTGGTGCAGCAGCAGTAAATAGTGGAACAGCAAATGCAGGAACAGCAAATACTGGCGGTGGTGGAGGTGGTGCTGGTGGACCAGGACCTAGATCTGGTGGAGCAGGTGGTTCAGGAGTAGTGGTCGTAAAAGAATTAAATAAAGCAAGTGGTGTGTGGTCAATGCAAAGTCAATTTTCTGCAAAATCTTGTGGCACGTGGCCTGCAAGAGAAGCAACAGTAAATTATTTAGTAGTCGCTGGTGGTGGAGGTGGTACTAGTGGAAGAAGTGGTGGAGGTGGAGCTGGAGGTTACAGAGCTTCAGGATTTGGACCTAGCCCATTACAAGGAACAGCATTAGGTTTAGGTATAGGAAGTTATACAGTTACGATTGGAGCAGGTGGAAGTAATTCAGGTAGCCCTAGCGGTGGTTCTGGTAATAATTCAGTTTTGGGAACAATAACATCTAACGGTGGTGGTGGAGGTGCAAATAATTGTGGAGCAGCAGGAACAGGTGGATCAGGTGGTGGTGCGGCAGGTGACGCTAAAACTGGTGGAGCAGGAAATACTCCTCCAACAGATCCTCCGCAAGGTAATGCAGGAGGAAATTCAAGTCCAGGTTCTGGAGGCGCTGGTTCTGGAGGTGGAGGTGGAGCTACAGCAGCTGGAACAAATGGAGTATCACCGCAAGGTGGAGCAGGAGGTGCAGGAGCACCAAATACAATTACAGGAACAGACACAACATACGCTGGAGGTGGTGGTGGAGGTTTAGATTCACCAGGCCCTGGAACTGCTGGTGCTGGTGGAGCTGGAGGTGGTGGAGCAGGTCTTAAAGGTGGTCCAGGAACAGCAACCTCTGGTACAGCTAACACTGGAGGTGGTGGAGGTGGAGTTGGTGGAACTAGTCCATCAGGAACAGGTGGATCAGGTGGTTCAGGTATTGTAGTTGCAAGAGCATCTACTTCAGGTGTTAATCTTGTTTTTTCACAGGGATCTTCTTCAAACGAAACTGCAATTATTAATTGTGGCGCATGTCAAGTTTCAAGATTTGTAGCGTCCTCAACTTTAAGCGTATTAGATTCAGCTGATTCTAAACTAGCACACTTCTTAGTGGTCGCTGGTGGAGGAGCTGGTGGTGGAGCTGGAAACAACTCTGGAGGTGGTGGAGCTGGTGGATTAAGAACTTCTTTTGGATGTGCAGGAACAAGATCACAAAAATTATCATTATCACCAGGTGCATATCCTGTAACTATTGGTGGTGGAGGTGCGACTCCAAGTGGAGCAACTCAAGGTGCATCTGGTAGTAATTCAAGTTTTTCAATTATAACAGCCTCTGGTGGTGGTGGAGGTGGACAGGGTTGCGGCCCTGGACCAAGTCAACCAGGTGCTAGTGGTGGATCAGGTGGTGGAGCATCTTACAATAGACCAGGTCCATGTAACGCTTCAGGTAATGCTGGAGGTTTTATAGCACCCGAGGGTAATTCTGGTGGTGGAGGTCAAGCTGGAGGTTCACCATTTATTTCAGGTGGTGGCGGTGGAGCTGGAGAAGCAGGTAATACTGATGGTCAAGGACATGGTGGAGATGGAGTAGCAAATTCTATTACAGGAAGTCCAGTAAACTATGGTGGTGGTGGAGGTGGTACAAATGAAGGATCATCTTTCCCTGGAGGAACAGGTGGTGGAGGAGCTGGTGCTGGAGGAAACTCAGGACCTCCAGGAGCATCTGGATCAGCAAACACTGGTGGTGGCGGTGGTGGTGGAAATGACACTGTACAAGGCGGTGGAGGTGGATCAGGTATTGTAGTTGTTAGAATGCCTGCATGTACTTCTATGTCAGCAGCGCCAGGAACTAATAGTGTAGCAACACTCCCAAGTCCAGCAGGAGGATGCAAAGTTGCATCATTTACTGTTTCTGGAACATTGACAATTTCTTAATAATCACTATAAGAAAGATATAGAAAGATGAACCTAACAAATTATTATTGGTATTTTCAATCAGCAGTTCCTGCTAGAATTTGTGATGAAATAGTTAAATATGGAAAATCTATTTCTGATCAAATGGCTGTTACTGGTGGTTTTGGTCAAGGTAAAAATTTAAATAAAAAACAAATAAAAGATTTAAAACAAAAAAGAGATTCTAATATTGTTTGGATGAATGATAGATGGATATATAAAGAAATACAGCCGTATGTTCATCAAGCGAATGCAAACGCAGGTTGGAATTTTCAATGGGATTATAGTGAATCCTGTCAATTTACAAAATATGAAAAAGGGCAGTTTTACGATTGGCATTGTGATGGTTGGGATCAGCCCTATAATCAACCCAATACACCCTCACATGGAAAGATTAGAAAACTATCTGTAACTGTTACTTTATCAGACCCAAAAGATTATAAAGGTGGTGAGCTAGAATTTGATTTTAGAAACATGGACCCAGATAAAAAACCTAATATTAGAAAATGCACAGAGATATTACCAAAAGGATCTTTAGTTGTATTTCCTGGTTTTGTTTGGCATAGAGTGTGTCCAGTTAAAAGAGGATCTAGATATAGTTTAGTTATTTGGAATCTAGGATGGCCATATAAATGAGTTTTCCAAAACAATTACAATTAGAAGAATATTTTAAATGTCCAATATGGTGGGCAGACGAGCCTAAGTTTGTAAAAAAATTAAACAAGGCATCTGATAAATATATAAAAGAAGCACAAAAAAGATTGAAGCCAGACATAGATAAACGTAATAAAAAGTTTGGTGACAAGGGTGATATGGGACATGTGTTTCATTCAACGTCATTAATTGGTGATCCTAAATTTAAAGAATTACAAGATTACGTGGGAGCAACGTCTTATAATTTATTAGGCGAGATGGGTTTTGATTTAACTAATTATCAAGTATTTACAACAGAACTGTGGGTCCAAGAGTTTGCTAAAAAAGGCGGTGGGCATCATACGTTACATACACATTGGAATGGTCACATATCTGGTTTTTATTTTTTAAAAGCATCAGAAGCAACATCAATGCCCTTGTTTGAAG